CAAGGTGACGGTGCATCTGCACAAACTGACGTTATGCAAACAGCAGACGTAGTCGTGGGCACAGGCTCAACAACAACAGGTGTAAGTGCAATGGAATTAGATTCTAGTGACATCGGTACTGGTGCCAATCTAATGATTATCGGTTTTTCTGGAAAAACTGGTAGATCAGAAATTGGTTCAGCTAACGCAGTCTACAAAGTTCTAATTAATGAGCACTTGTACGCGTAATAGCAGGAGGACATAAATAATGGCTATATCAAGACAACAACTAGCTAAAGAGCTAGAGCCAGGTCTGAATGCTTTATTCGGACTTGAGTATAAAAACTACGAGAACCAACACGCAGAAATCTTTGATACAGAAAATTCTGATCGAGCATTCGAGGAAGAAGTAATGTTATCAGGATTCGACAAAGCTAACGTGAAGGCTGAAGGTTCAGCAGTTGCTTATGACAACGCGCAAGAGACTTTCACTGCAAGATATCAACACGAGACAATTGCTCTCGCGTTTGCAATCACTGAAGAAGCGATTGAAGATAACTTGTATGACAAGATCTCTACTCGTTATACAAAAGCACTAGCTAGATCTATGGCTCAAACTAAGCAAGTCAAAGCTGCTACAATTCTAGACAACGCATTTACTGCGGGCGCATCTGCAGGTGGAGACGGTAAAGCTCTTTTAGCTACTGACCACCCAACAATCGCTGGAACTTTCTCTAACGAGTTAGCAACATCTGCTGACCTTAGTGAAACTTCACTAGAACAAGCTTGCATTGACATCGCTAAGATGACTGACGAGCGTGGCTTAAAAATTGCAGCGAAAGGGCAGAAGTTAATCATTCACTCTTCACAGCAATTTATAGCTGAGAGAATCATGAAATCTGCAAACAGAGTTGGAACAGCTGACAATGACATCAACGCATTGGCATCTAAAGGAATGATCCCACAAGGATATGTGGTAAACAACTTCCTATCTGATGATGACGCGTTCTTCATTAAGACTGATGTTCCTAACGGTCTGAAACACATGGTTCGTGCGCCAATCAAAACTGCCATGGAACGTTAGATATAAAGCTAGGGAAAGATACAGCTTCGGCTTCTCTGATCCTAGAGGTATCTTCGGATCTCCAGGCGCGTAATCGTAAGGTTACAAACCTATTAAGAGGGCGGCTTCGGCCGCCCTTTTTATTTGCAAAATACATATTAAAAGCGTATATTCACAATACTGCGATTAAATTAGTTAATATAGACGCGCGCAGTCGACGGCCTAGAGACTATATTAACGGAAACTAGGAGGATTATATCATGGCTAAAACTACTTTTTCAGGTCCAGTACTAGAAGGTAAAGAGGGTGTAAATATTGAAACTAAAAGTTCAAACTACACTGTCGTTGCTACTACAGACTCAGGAAAAACTTTTGTAAGTTCAACTGATGGAGTTGTATTTACTTTACCGGCAATTGCTACTGGAGAGGTTTACAAATTTGTAAACGCTGCAGAAGATGGCACTAACACATTAACTATCAGCCCAAATGCTAACGACGGAATCCAGTACGCTGGTTCTGCGACAGACAATAAAGATTTAATCAACACAAAAGCTACCTCTAAACAAGGTGACTATGTTGTAATTGCATCTTTAGATAGCACAACTAACTGGTCAGTTACTGAAGTTAGAGGCGTTTTTGCTAAAGAATCGTAAGATTAATTAATTAATGTGGGGCTTCGGCCCCACAAATTTAGGAGGACAAGATTATGGCAGGTGGTGGATCATTCACATCGGACCAAAGAACAGCACATCTAGCAGCCGACGGACAGCTAGTAACAGGACCTTGTAGAGTAACTTCTATACAAGCAGCAGGAGCAGCAAGCTCGACTATTGTTTTGTACGACAATACTTCTGCAGCAGGAGACTCACATACTTTTAAGTTTGGCACAGAAGGATTAGCGCTTGATATACCAGGTAGTGGTATAAGATTTAAGACAGGTGTGTTTCTAGACTTAACAGCTACTGGTGGCGTTACAGTAACGTTTAACTAGGAGGTCAGATGGCAACATCAGGTACAACTACTTTTGAAAGTGGTTTCTTAATAGATGACGTTATACAGGAATCCTATGATCGCGTAGGTATTTCTTCTGTAAGTGGGTATCAATTAAAATCAGCAAGACGCTCCTTAAATATAATGTTTCAAGAATGGGCCAACAGAGGTCTACATTATTGGGAAATTGACAAAACAAATATTGATCTAGTAGAAGGACAAGCAGAATACAAATTCTTCAGAAGTTCTGATGACGGCACAAGTGCAACCACTGCACCAACTAACGGTATATATGGTATTGATGATATTTTGGAAGCTGCATTAAGAGATAACAGGGCTACAACCACACAGAGTGATTCTGCTATTACAAAGATCAATAGATCAACTTATTCTGGGTTATCTAACAAACTTTCTAAAGGATCTCCTTCACAATATTATGTTCAGAGATTTATAGATCATGTAATGCTTACCCTTTATCCTACTCCAGACGCCACAGCCGCAGCAAAATTTTTATCTATTTATTATGTCAAAAGAATACAAGACGTTGGTGGTTACAGTAATACAGCTGATGTGCCTTATAGATTTGTACCTTGTATGGTTGCAGGGCTCTCTTACTATTTAAGTCAAAAAGTAAAGCCAGAGCTTACTCAACAATTAAAACTATTATATGAAGATGAATTAAACAGAGCTCTAGTAGAGGATGGTTCTTCTTCAAGTACATTTATAACACCACAGGCGTATTACCCAAATGTCTAATTTTGCATCAGGTAAAAAATCAAAAGCTATTTCTGATAGAAGTGGGATGCAGTTTCCGTACAAAGAAATGCGAAAAGAATGGAACGGATCTTTTGTACATTTTACAGAGTTTGAACAAAAACACCCACAACTAGAACCTAAAACACAAAAAGGTGATTCTCAAGGTTTACAAAACCCAAGACCGGATAGAGTAGAACCAGCAGTGCCTCACTTGTTAACTAGAAATGCTTTTAGTTCAGGAGTTAGGGATTCTATTGTTGTAAATGTTTTTGATCCTGATCACGGGTTTGAAACAAACGACGTTGTTAGGTTTAGAGATGCAACAAGTAAGTTTCCTATTTATCCTCAAGTATCTCGTTTAGAAGCGCATGATGTTAACGTAGCGGAAGGACATACAGTTACAAAAATAGATAATGATAATTTTTCTTTTACACCTAATGATACTTTAAATAAATTTCTAACAGATAATTGTAATCCTGGAACAACCACTGTTTTTATTGACATGGACGGTGTGTTAACAGAGTACTATCAAGCTGTAGCAACATACGCCACCAACAATGGTTTATTAGACTCAGGAGGAGATTGGTATAACCTAACACCTACTATTGAGGGTCAAGCAATTCTTGCTGCAGGAGCATCTTATTTTTCTGGTCTTGGTAAGAGAGCTGAAGCAAATGCCTTAGTTGATTTAGTGATAGCTAAAAATGGATCGTACAGAATTTTAACTACGGACACAGGGGTTTCATCTTACAACACTGCAAAAACAAACTGGATGAATACTAACTTTACCGGAGCAAGAGCCGCAGCCGGCATAGATTTTGCAGCAAATCAAAATAAAGGTGCTTTTGGTGGAGCAAATAAGATATTAATTGATGATAGAACTACTTATATTGATCAATTTGAAGCTGCTGGAGGTAAAGGCTTTAAATACTATGAAAGTGGTGGTATATTAAAATTTGGAGGGGACAGGGCATCAGTTGGACCTGTTACAATATTAGCATGACGACATACGCAGAACTAGTAACACAGATTAGAGATTATACAGAAACAGACGATCAAGTTCTAACAACTACTATCGTCAATGATTTTATCGAACACGCTGAACATAGAATTTTTAGAGACGTTGAGCTCAATAATGATAATGTCTATGTAAATGGAAATACGGCAGCCAATAATAGGTTTGTTAGACTACCTGGTTTTAGCTCAACAGACCCGAGTAAACCATCGATAGATGAGATAGCTACAATTAGATATGTTACTTTATACACAGATTCAGGCACCAGACAAAGATTTGACCTAGTTAGAGTGGATCAGGATTTTATGAGTGAGTATTATGACACACCAGAAACAGGATCTTCAGCAAAACCTAGGTATTATGCAAACTGGGATATGGGCACAATAGTCGTTGCACCCACGCCCAATGCAGTGTATAAATTTGAGATAGGTATTACTAAAAAATCACCAGGCCTATCAAGTAGTAATACTAAAACATGGATCAGCGTAAATGCTCCCAATGTTTTATTATATGCCTGCTTATGTGAAGCTTTTAAGTTCTTGAAAGCTCCACAAGATCAACAAGTGTATGAGCAATCATATAGAGAAGCTCTGTCGGCACTTGCACAAGAACAATTAGGTAAAAAACGAAGAGATGAGTTTAGGGATGGAAGTATTCGTATTCCTATACCATCTGCAAACCCTTAATAGGAGAAAAGTATGGCGATATCACAAGCAGTTTGTAATGTATTCAAACAAGAGCTACTAAAAGGTAATCACGATTTTGATGGTGGTGCTACTTACTACATCGCGCTATATACTTCTTCAGCAACTTTAGGAGCTACAACTACCGCGTATGCAACAGCAAACGAAGTAACAAACTCATCAGGATCTGCTTATTCAGCAGGTGGTAAAGCATTAACAAGTCCAACCGTAACAGGTGGATCAGGAACTGCTACTGCATTTGTTGATTTTGCTGATGTGTCTTGGACTTCTGCTTCATTCACTGCGAATGGTGCATTAATTTATAGACAAGATGGTGGTGCCCCAACTAATGATGCTGTTGTTGTGTTAGCGTTTGGTGGTGACTTTACAGCTTCCAACGGTACATTTACAGTTCAATTCCCTACAGCTGGCGGCGGATCAGAGATCATCAGATTAGGATAGGAGGATAAATGGCCTTCGTCGTAAATGA